TATAGAAGTCTTTGTTCATCTGAGCATTTAGACTTATATTTCTTCTATTGAGAATTAACAAATAATAATCACTCAATAGTTTCAGAGAATTGTGTTGGTCTTTCTCCTCCACAAACTCATACTTTCTTTTTACTGAGGCTTCTCTAGTATTTGTTACAATTCTCTTTACATTATCTTTTTTCCACTGGTCAAACCCTGTATCATTTCTGTTCATTTTCTTGATATAGTAATCCCAAGAATCCTGAGCATATCTCTCAAAGATTGATACCTTCATTTAAAGCTAGGAATCAATGAGTCTGGACACAAAATTCCTCAATAATTCATGCTGTTCACCTTGATGCCAGTGCGGCTTCATGTACTCTCTATGGTACCACGATTGTTCCGATTCTGGATGACAACCGATAATACCGATGTTTTTCTGTATGATGGCCATCGGATCACCATTGGAATATGTTGCGACTGTCTGAAATGTACTGGGATTCCCTAAGAACGTACAGCCGTCATGGAAAAACATTCTGTGTTTCTGGGTTTCTGTGTCACCAAACATAGAGGTGTAGTTCCACTGGATATCGATGGCTTTATCATAGTAACGCCGGATACCGCTGGAGGGGCGCTGAATGTACTGAACGACTTCTATGTTATTCAGTATATTAAAGTAATGATGTCCAGCCCAATACGCACCCATGCAAATACCGAGATACTTACCACCCTGAGCAAGGAACTTATAGATAGCGTCTTTGTTTTTGGTCAGCAGATAGTCATAGGCGTCCGAGTTACCAGCACCACCAGGAAATGCAACAATGTCTACATCATCAAAGAATGTGTCTTCGACTTCTTGTTTGGTGAAGATTTTAAAACGATAATCAGGAGAAAGTGCCTTAATCATACCATTACCACATTGCACGGAGCACATCGGTTGGTGTATGAATAAAGCAATTGTTTTCATTCTGAAGGTTTTTGTTTTTCTACTTGCTCGGTTTTAGATTTGGGAAAAAGAGGTTCAATTACGTAGTGTGTAGCACCCCACCAACCAAATGCAGAAAAGAACCCTATTATTATATATTCAATTATCATATTACATTTATATTAAGCTTAGAATTAGTTTTTTAAGTACTCCATAGAGAATACCGAATAAAGGTATCAGCATGAGTGACATACCAAATACCAGTAAGGTCATGAAAAAATAGTGTAGTATTCTACCGAACCACATCTTTGAGGATTTGATATGAGACTCTATTCTTCCACTGGAGAGCATCTTCTTCATAATCAAAGTGCGGAGATAACTCCATCTGTTCATTGTCATCATCTACCCATACATATATTTGATTAATTTCATCCGTTAGTAGTTTCATTTTTATGGTACCTCTTAAATATCTTTAGGTAATATGAGAATCGTATGGGCTCATGCTCTGGATGAGGCAAGTTTTCACCATACGCTTCTTTCATTTCTTCGTAAATTTTTAGAATTTCTTCATCTGTCATTTTTATTTCCAATTGTGACAGTTTTTGTCACACAAACTAAGTTTTCGCTTTATATATATTAGTATAAACACTAATATCGTTACTACTTATAAAGGACTTAAATGTTAAAAAATCTTCTTGCTTCTTTCCAAAACTTCCGTAAATCTTTCCAGCTGGCTGAAATGGAAATATATATTCTATCTAGACATCCACAAAATGCAGCCGATATAGATAGACTTTCCCGTGAATACCAGTTTAAACAAAATAGCAGATACTTCTCACGCTTAGTCTAATTTAGGAAACGGCCAGTCCGTTCTTTTGACTCCATCACCAAAAGGTGAGGCCTCATAGTATTCTTTGAATATACCTTCTAGTACATTCATAACATCTTCTGCTGTCATTCCACTATCTTCATCAAGTCTGTCTTCCAAGGGAAGAATGTCCCATTGTTCGGATTCAACATCATACCAAGCATAGATCCAAACTTCTTCGGCTGGTCTGTGTTGAATCATACTACCAAAAGTAAACGCATATGAGGTATGCTCAGGGAATACAAACTCAGGCGCCAATGCATCTTTGTGAATGAATATGGCATATGATTCCATATTCTTGTTACCACCTTCTGTGTAACGATATTCACCATCCTCGTCCTCGTCTTCCAAATCACCATAACCATCAAAAATGATTTTGACTTCTTGGATGTCGGAAATATCTTCACCGATTTCTAAGTTGTCTTCATCTCTCCACATTGCTTGGAGAAATTCGGTTAAAATCATTTCATATCGTTCATAATTATATTCCATATCAAGCCTCTTTATAAATGTTTGACCAAACTTTCAATTTTTCTTTCTTTGCAATTCTAGCTTCATTGATATTAGAATCAGAAATAATACACTTCTCTACCATAATATCAATCATAGCCAGTAAATCACCAACTTCTTCTTCTAAACTCTGATGATTTGATTTCTTCGTTACAGGATGTTCAGAATCAAAACCAAATCTGAATATTTTGGATATTGCTTGAGTGACTTCGGCACATTCTTCTTGCGTTATACAAAATATTTCTTTTGTCTGTTTATTCACAATATAGTTCCAATATTCTCATTTAATAATTGTCCTGTGGATGAATCACCTTGAACAAAACTTTCGGCAATATCTTCAGCTTGTATCTGATTATTGATTGCAATTTTTTGTATTAAACGATTATCAACATACATCATAACATTCCATCTGGTCATTTCTTCCAAAGCGAAAGGTCCATCTGGCACTCTTGTTACAACAGCTTTCCTGTTTTGATTATAAAATTCTGAATGAACATCCATAATATTTCCTTTTTAACTAATTAAACCAATGAAACGATTTAGAATAACACGATTGACAACTTTACCACCCGTATACTTTGAAAAAGCACTAACAAAGCCACGGGTTGTGGCATTAGCCTTAACTTTCAACTCAGCATCATCTTCTGTATCTAGGCCATTTGACCTGAGAACGTAATACTCATCATATCCAGTATTTTTGAGTACTAAAGCTTTTTCTTTTTTGAATTTCTCAAGTTCAGCATAATAATTAAAATGTTTTGGATAGAAGTTTGAAATTTTTCGTTTCATTTCTCTGTTACTGATAATATAGAAACCAACAACATTACTATTGGTTCTAGCTTTCAATAATTTAATCAAACAGGTAGTAAACTGTGTTGGTGTACCTTCATTTTGATTATATACTTCCTGATTCTTTGTTACGGGGTCACGAATAACCAAGTACTGTGATTCTTTTTCCCATTTATTATCAGATGTGTGCTCACCCTCTTTATTGATTACTCTATTTCTAAGTGTTCCACCGTCTCCGTCAGTAAGAAAAATAGTATTTACAATTTGTAATTTGTATTTCTTTTGAAACCAAGGAACAATATCCATAGAAGCAATTACAGCTTCATTGAGAGGTGTGCCACCTAAATTGAGCCAATGAGGAAACTTTCCATATTTACTATGTTCACTTAAACCACACATACTAGTTAAAGCAGAACAGGCATATATGAATTCTCCAGCAGTCATTCTACTGGAAAGAATATTTGATAAACCAAATCCTCTATAGTATATGTCACCAATTACAGGAACAGGCTTATAACTTTTTTCTTTAATTGTGTCTTCAACAAAACAATATACTTCAAATGGAATATTAACTTTCTTACAGAACAATACCAAATTGAATAATTGTTTCATAGTATTGCTAATGTGTTCAGACATTGAGCCAGACCAGTCCAAGAACATTACAAGTCCGTGTGATTTACCACCAGGAACTACTGTAACTTTCTTAAACAAGTCTTCATTGAATTGATATGAGAAAATCTTGTTGAGATTTAAATCTCCAGTTTTTGCTGTGCTGGCACGTTTGAGTTGGTCAGCATTTTTACGCAATTCAAATTCTTTAACAAGATATGAAACAACCTTATTTGATTCACGGCGAATCTTTGTGAATGATTCACGATCAATTGCATATCCTTCATCTCTATATCTTTTATACAAATCTTTGTAATCAAAAATACCTTTTTCAACATCATATTTTGGAATATTAACGTAAGTATAATTTTCATTTTTGTCGGCAAATAATTTACTTTCGTTTTCTTTGTAAGATTCATCAGTAAAGGAACGAAGTTTTTCTTCCAGTTCTTTTTCATCAGAATTCATTTCATTTTCAAAATCATTATATGAATCTTTGTATGAATCTTTGAATTCGTCATCTTCATCCAAATCCGACAAATCACTAGTCATATAAGATTGTTCATCTCTATCACCTTCTTCGGAATCATCATCTTCTAAATCACCATGATTGTCTTGGATGTGTTGCTTCATTTCTTGCATCTTTTCTTTCATGTATTCAATAACACGTTTAGTTACATCAATGACTTCATCAAAGGTTTCTGTTTGGCCAATCTCATCAACCAATTCACGTTCAGCTTCATCAAATTTAATATTCATTGAAGCACCAAGTTTAAAGTGTAAATTTACACGGTCGATAAAATTGAGTGAGTTAAGGTCGATGCCAGCAATGCCAAAGAAATCTTTTTCATTTAATTCTTTGTATGCTTTGATGAATGGAAGCCTAAGTCCAGGATATTTAAATTTGATTTTTCTCTCAATGCGAGCATCTTCAACTACATTGAGAATTGATGAGATAACTTTTTGTTCTCTAGCAGCCATCATGCCATCTAAAGGTGTATATAAAGCATGGCCAACCTCATGGCCATTAAAAAGATCCATAACAACATTGGATAATTCAAAGTCTAAAATAGGAAGAGTTAAAATCCTATTTTGAATATCGAAACTAGCCGTTCTAACTTTACGGTGTTCAATAGTTAAATTTTCAGTAGCCATCAGTTTGGCTAAAATTGATTTTGATTCGATTAATTGCATTTGTGTTCCTTAACAATATAATGTATTATATCACAGCCAGAATCACTTAGCAAGTTTATTGTTGCTTTGGAACAACATACACTTTAGTGTCACTCATATGATTCTTTTAACTTTTGGTAGTTTTCCAAGTCTTGTTCCCATCTGGATTGAACAACCCACATTCTTATAGCATTATCTACACGTTGCCATGGCTTAAGTTCATCACAAATCAAGTCAGCTGGCACAAAAACTTGCTCATTATTAGTCATTTTATATCCTTAAAGTAAAATTTGCGATAAAATCAGTTTCCGCTCGTCTTTACGGCTGTATTTTGAATCATTTTTGTGTCTTTGAACAGGTTTTATTGGTGTTCTACACACAGGACGTTGTAATTTCACAACGAAACTCATATTTTTCTCTTTTTTGCTCATTTTATCGCCTCATACTTGAAATTTCTACTGCTTCCTGATTATTAAACACTGGAACAGCATTGGATTTGTGCATTGTTGCAATTCCTATGACTTTTGTGCCTGTATACACCTTTGGTAAACCTTTAGTTGCAGGTATATTTCCAGTATTCAATGACGGATAGTGTTTGGTTTCACGTCCAGCAGGTGCTGACAATGTATAACCAGACATTCTCTCTATCTTGTTTGTTGTTTTTGTTGTTTTACTTGGATTATGTGAGTTGAGCCATTGTTCGTATTGCTCACGAACAGCTTTTGGCTTCAACTTCTGCTTTGATTTTGGTGGCCGTGCATAAAACATCATAAAATTCTCCTAAACGAATAATTATATTATAATCGTTTTTGTATCAATTGTCAAGCACGGTGTTGTATGTGAACAACTAAACTAAACGTCTTACTTTTTTGCGTGTAATACTTTCGTCTACACTATTTTGCAACATTTCATCATAATTGTAGTTTATCAGTTTCCGTGTTGGATCACGCCTATTACTACTTTTTTTTCTCTGTGAGAAATTATAATCATCGTTGTAGTCTCTATCTTTACGAAACTTTGCAACAAACTTTGACACCTTACTCTCCTTATTTTAAAACTTCAAATGTTATGCCACGTATTTTTGTTTCTGGCATATTATGCATATTTTGGTTTGACAAATATCGTATATCCGATAATGGATAACAATGTTTTATTAATCTCAATAAATTACATGCAGTTCCATCACCATCATTAAATTTAAAGACCTCGTCTACACACTTTAAATTTTCGATAATCTCATGTCTCGTATTATAATTGTGTATATATCCACCACGACACAATTGCATCCACATATCGGAATGTACACCAACAATTAACCAATCCCCTTTTTTCTTACATTTCTGTAAGAATATTAAATCCTTTAATGTTAAGGGATCAAATTCACCAGCTGTAACAATTATTTTATCTTTTGTCATGGTAAAAGATTTGGGAAAGCTTCTTTGACAAATTTATAATCAAGTCCTTTTACTCCCAAATCTTTTTGGAAAATACCCAAAAGGATTTCTGTCTCACGTGGTTCAATTGAAGACAACATGGACAATAATAATTCTTCACGTTTTCTATCGGTTAATTTTTCAGCTGTTGGATTTCCAAGTCTAAACATATACAATTTTCGTAATTGTGAGTTTAGATTATCGTATGTTATTCCAGGTAAGGTGTCAGTAGGAATCCTATAATTTTCTGGCAATTCTTTTACTTTCCACTCTATTTGTGGATGAAATGTTAATTCCAAAATACTAACAAGTGTGGAAGATAAATTTCTTTGTATGACATTCATCCTGTCTTGTTTATTTTTGGCCAATTCAAATTCATCAAATATTTCATATATGTTTTTCATTAGAATTCCTCAATTACTTCCATTAGTGATTTAAGTCTGTTAGTGATAAAATAATCCAATAGTTTTTGTCTAGAGGCAGGTTTAATCTCGTCATATGTATTTATGATTTTATCTCTAATATCATCTGGTATACTTCTTAGGTCAATTAGTGTTTGATTGCGAGAAAAACCAATTTTATCATTTTCGTCTTCCCATTCACTATAATTTTTTGCCATTAATTTTTCAAGTTTACCTTTACTAATGGGTGTTTGTCTAATATCACGAACAAAACAGTCCGAAGAAGATAATACGTTTGGAATACCATCACCTTTATCACCACGAATAATCTTTTCTTTAAGTTCATCCATTGGATTTTCGGATATCAAAAATTTCTTTTGAGCTGGATTATATTGTTTAACAACATATTGCGAACGGCCATTATACATCTGCAATTGTAAAAAATCTCCATCACTGGAAAGAATTAATATATTTTCAGACATAATATGCCGTGGAGCAAGTGTTCCAATAATATCATCAGCCTCAGCACCTTCAACATCAATTACTTTATATGGAAAGTTTTCTTTAAGTTCTTGTTTGAATTTTGCCAGCATGTCAAAAATTAAATGCCAATCTAAATTGGATTTCTCTCTTGTTTTTTTGCGGCCAGCTTTGTAAAAAGGAAAGAATTCTTTTCGCCAGTATTTACGGTTATCACAACATAAGACCACTTCACCATATTCTTTACGAAAGTTCCTTACGTGCATCCTAATGATGTTTAGAATCATATGGCGTACTAAGTCTTCTTCAAGTTTAACACCTTTTTGGTTTGCAATTTGTGCCATCAATCCTGATAACAAGACTTGGTTTAGGTCAACGAGAATCATAATATACCTTCAATAGTTTTTTGTTATTTTAACACAAACTCTTAATTTTGGCAACCACACCTTCAATAAAGATTTTTGATGTTGTTGTTTTTCTGGCAACAATACCATACCAATCTTGTGGAATTAATCCAGAAATATATTCTCTAGGATCCAAAAGTATTGCATCAAATGAATCTATTTCTTCTTCTTTACCATCTTTAAATAATATCACGTGCCATTCTGGCCCAACCGAACTACCACCTATTGGTTTACCAGGATCTTTGTATACATTTGATTGTACATGTATATCTTCATTACCGCTATGTGGTAGAAAAAACAATACATCAAACTTATCTATATCTTCCAAATACTCTAACATTTCAATCCCTTTATATGTGATTTTCTTACTCTAACCATTATCCAGTTATTGTAGTAATCGTCACTTTCCAAAACACCATTAACAAATTGTTCTTTAGCTTCAAGATATCCACATTCACCTTTTGATTTGCATAAGTGGATAATTTCACGCTTAAAGTTGTCTAGACCATGTATTATAACATCTTTTTGTAAAATGTCATTAGAACCGTAATAAGTTTGCCAATT